TACCGTCCCGCACCAGAGATTTCCGTACCACTGGGCTACGGGCTTCCAGATGGCACTGGGCTGGACTCATGTCCACCTGAGCCTAACACCCTATACCCAGCGACAGGGACGATTACAGAGGCTCTCGTGGGTGGTGAGAGGCATATTGTGATCGACGTGGCAAAGGCATTCGTCTTTGGTGAGTGCGTGTACATTCAGCGCGACGATCTCAGCTGGTTCGTATCCATGACGAGGACAGAGGCAGACTGTCCGTCATTCACTGTGCCATACAACGTAGCGTTTGATGGCGTTGCTGCGGCTGGCAACGATTACTATCTTGGATACACGTATGACGATGTATTCACCTCAGACTTCACTGCGGAGTTCGACTAATGGTAGACACTGTAAGAACAGAGGCTGAACTGCAAGCCATCTTCGCTGATGGGCAGGGACCAGCTTCAATCACACCACAGGATATGCGCGACTTTATTGTTAGCTCTCCATACCTTGCGAATCAGGGATGGGAGTTCCTGTTTGACAGCACCTACACGGTTGGCTCTCCCAGAACCATTCTAGCGGCTGCACGCACGCAGATGACTATTGATGGTCTTGCGGAGGCGACTGGGCATCCGGGTGGAGTGCAGGGATTCTGGAACACCAGCACCAACAAGATTGAGCCGAGCGCTCTGAATGACTTTGGTCTGTGCCGCATAGCGTTCACAGCGCAGTCTACCGCTGCCTCGGTGAATCGCTTCGAGGTTGAGCTGGACACAGCTGGAGCCTTCCCGATCATTTATCAGCAGACTGGTGTGTTCGCGAAGGGCGCTGGCAATCCGCAGAGCTTCAACTTCATTATCCCGTTGTTCGCTGGTGCTGACTTCTTGGCTAATGGTGGCATTGTCTACATCACGCCAGAAGCTGACGCGACCTTCTGGACGTTCGCGATCACGTCAGTGCGTCTATACGGAGCAGCGCCTTGAGTAACAAAACCTACGCAGAGCTGGTCCAGAATCTTCAAGACTGGATGGAAGACGACGACACCGAGTTCGTTGGGGCAATTGATGACCTGATCAACTTGGGTGAGATGCGCTTATGGCGTGATCTTGACCTGTCCATCTTCACTTCAGAAGGAACAACCCCGACTGTCGCGTCCACCGAAACGCTAACGAAACCCGTAACTGACACCGAGTTGGTAACGTGGCAGTCGCTTTATTATGACTTCAACTTTGGCAGTGGCCTTGTGCGCACGTGGCTGGAGTTGAGGTCAACCGATTTCGTCAGGGATTATCAACAGCCGGGGTCCACAGCTCCACCTAAATACTACTCTGAACAGACTGAGACTGATTGGCTTCTGGCTCCAATCCCTGACGGAAACTACACTGTAATCACTCGTGGCGTGACGCGCCCGGAGAGCCTCTCTGTCGGACAGGATACGACATGGCTATCGCTGCATCAGGATGACCTGCTCTTCAAGGCTTGCCTTGCTGAGTCAGAGGCATTCCTGAAGGCTGATGATCGTGTCGAGATGTGGAAGACGCAATACACTGAAGCCCTACCGCTGGCGAAACGCGAGACCTACGAGCTGCTCAACTCACGATACAACCTGACACCGATGGAAGTGCCAGCGTCACCGACGAATCAGAGGTAAGACATGTCTACCAATAGCCCATTACTCAGGCTGACCCTACAGGACTTGGATGAAAATCCAGATACATGGGGAACGGTTCTCAATGCCAGTGCGCTTCAGCTTCTGGAAGACAGCATCGCTGGTACTGCGGTTGTCGATATAAGTGCCGCACAGGACTACACGCTTGATGACACCGCTGGTGGTCCGACTGCCACGAACGGCGCTCGCTACATGATCCTTGATCTGAACGGCTCACCCGGTGGCGCTCGTAACGTCATTGTACCGACTCGCAGCAAGGTCTATCTGGTTGCGAATACGTCCGATGGTGATGTCACCGTGAAGACGGTTGCAGGCTCAGGACCAGTGATTATCGCTGGTGAGGGTCAGTGGGTGTTCTGCGACGGCACTGATGTACAGGCTGCATCCGCAGCAACGGCTGTGACAGCGGCGAACGCAACACTGGCAGCGAACTCCACGCTACTGAATGGTATTGCGGAATCTGCGTTCGCACAGAAGGCTGTGGCACAGACTTTCACGAAGGGTCAGGTGAGTGAGCGAGTGGAAGAGCTTATTGATACTGGCAACGTCAACATCGACTGCGCAAACAGTAACGCCTTCTACCACCTGACCACAGCTGCATTCAATTTAACAGCGCCCGCTAACGCAACCAACGGGCAGCAGTTCAGCCTGATTGTTGAGCAGGGTACTGGCGCACCACATGCCATTACTTTTGCATCCAACACCTTCATCGCGGCAGGTGGCGCACCTGTCTTGTCAACCGCATTTGGTAGCCTTGACTACCTTGGTTTCGAGTACGTCACTGGGTTAAATGATATTGGCGGCGCACGCTGGGTCGTGTCGATGATCAAGAACTTGGGGGCTATTTAATGTGGCGCATCCCAATCTCTCTCTTCGGTGGTGGTGGCGTTGTCAGTCTTAATTTTACTATTGACACTTACATTGGCGACCTGTTCGCGTATCTAGACTCTCCGTCTGACCCGGTTGAAGTAACGATCACGGCAACCAGCGCCGATGTTGCGGCAATTAGCATCACGAATGATTTCGCTGCGGGCAGTACCTTCTCATTTGTTGCTACCAGCAATGGGCGTTTTATCGGTGTCGGTGGTTCTGGTGGAGATGGTGGTGATGACAACGGCGCGACTGGCACAAAGGGTGATTCCGGTGGCTCTGGCGGTCCTGCGATTTCCTCGACCTTCGACATTGACATTGACATTGATGATGGGTTTCTGTTTGGCGGTGGCGGCGGTGCAGGTGGTGGCAGCTTCAATGACCTTGGCGCTACCGGCACTCCGGGTGGAGGTGGTGGCGGCGGTGTCGGTTGGGGCGATGCCGATGGTGGCGCAGCCGGTAGTCCGACAGGCTCTCCGATAGCGGCGGCTGGCGCGGCTGGTAGTCAGGTAACGGCTGGTAGTGGTGGCTTAGGCGGCACCATTGGAACTAATGATGGCGGCGACGGCGGCGGCTGGGGTCTGGCTGGGGTGAACGGTCAGTTTGCCAATCCACAGCAAACGGTTTTTGGCAATAATCAAGGGGCTGGTGGTGCTGGTGGAGATGCTGGACCAGCTTTCTACCCGACCAATGGAGCGGTCGCGACATTCAACGGTTCGAGCAGCGAAGCAACCCTGCGCACTGAGGGTCGAATCAAGGGCGAGACAGACGGCAGAATTATCATTCCTGACCGTACTGTTTGGGGCTTCCACTTAGGTGTTGGACATCCGTCCTATTCCTACGGTTGGGATTTTAACATTACGGCAGATGGCATTCTCACCAAGATACACCCATCTGGCGACACTCATTACACTGATTCGTGGTATGTCGGTAACGACATAACGGCAAGCGAGTACGAGGTCAGGATCGTTGCGGATACTCATGGTGGAACTTGGGACACCAACCCCGGAGCTGCTGGCACTTGGTTTCCATTGAGCGCAGGAAGGCTGTGGTATCTAACCACAGCCGCATCCCCGGCATTCGCTGGCTCCATTTTTGAGATAAGGCGAACAGACGAAACGCTGGCAGCAGCGTCTGGGCATCTTACTGCACAGGTTGAGTACGAACCGTAATGACACAGAAAGCGATCTTTAATCTACCAATTGGTGCTGGTCAGTATACTGAGCAGTCTGAGCGCGGTGCTGTAGGTCGCTGGTACTCGATGGACAAGGTTCGCTTCCGTAAGGGTCTGGCTGAGAAGATAGGTGGCTGGGCGAAGGTTGAGCCGCAATTCGTTGGCATCTGTCGTCGCCTGCTGGACTGGTCCTCGCTGGACGCTAAGCGCTGGACTGCTGTTGCTACTGATACCAAGCTGTATCTATGGCAGGACGGCACCCTCTTCGACATCACTCCACTAAGGCGCGTTATAGAGCCTGTCAACGGTGGTCTCGGTCCTTTCGAGACCTTCACTGGTGAGACACGTGTGCGCGTTACTGATGCGAACCATGGGGTGCAGCTTGGCGACTACATGGAATTCACAAACGCTATCGTCGGTGCAGCCAGCGGTCTTAGCTTCAATGGTGAGTACACGGTTGATACGATTATCGACCCAAGCCACTACGAGATAACGAACGCTGGCACAGCGGCAACTGGTGGTGCAAATGAGGGTGGCACAGCGGTCAGGGCTGAGTACCAGATCAGCATAGGTGCAGAGACGGCTATCACAGCTACAGGCTACGGCACAGGTCCGTACGGGCGCGAGGGTTACGGTAACGCTCGGACAGGCTCAACGCTCGTCCTGCCGATTCGTACGTGGTCTCTGGACACGTGGGGCGAGGACTTGCTGTGTAATCCTCGTGGTGGTCAGATGTACTGGTGGGATCGCTCCAAAGGTACTGGCACACGAGCAACCCCGTTCGGTGGTGATGCCCCACCCAAGAACGAGGCAATGATCGTCTCGCAGCGTGATCGGCATGTGATCGCTCTGGGTGCATACGACTTTTTCAACGAGAAGTTCGACCCACTGCTGATCAGGTGGTGTTCGACCGAAGACCTGAATGATTGGGTGCCTACCAGCACCAATACGTCAGGAGACCTCAGACTATACTCAGGCTCCAAAATCGTCACAGGCGTACGCTCACGGCTTGAGACGGTCGTTTTCACGGATGTCAGCGTTCACACAATGCCGTTTTTCGGTGGTTTCGACGTTTTCGGCCTGAATACGGTCGGTGAGAATGTCTCCATACTGGGTCCGAACGCAGCGGTGCCGATTGATGCTCGCGTG